TACCGATAGAGAACTATCCGCCCTATTTATTGTCTTTGTTTTTGTTGACCTGATTGTCTACCACGTTGTTCTTCTGTTTATGTGTTGATTTAACAGCGTTTATAACGCGCGGCTTTTCTATAGTCGCGGATAAGTCGCCGATACGATCCTTAGCGCCAGACAATACCTGGTTTAAATCTATGGTTGCATGAACATTTTCTACGCGATCTTTCCATATCTTTGGATCTTGGTTCTTTAAATAGAATATCTGGGCAACAACCGAGTTTTTTTCGGTAGCCGACTCAAACAAAGCGTTTGTCACTTGCGCCAAACCTTTTGCTTTCCCCCTTTTTAAAGCACCCTCAAAATCCGCAGAGCGTTTTCTGTTGCGGTCTATCGTATCCCATGAAACGCCCAAGGCACGCGCAATTTGAGAGTTACCAAGTCCACGACTGGCAAGATTCTCAACTTGTTCTAAATCAATCTTTATTGGTTTTCTACCTGACTTTTTAGCTACTTTTTGACTCATAATAAATGTTTTTTATCCTTTTTAAGCCTTTATTCTACAGCATTTGTTAAAAAAACTGTATGTTTTTGATGCTAACTACTTGATATATAAGTATCTTTTGTTATGATATGTGAGTTATTAGTAAATTACTTTAGGAGGTAACTAACATGATACAGACTATAAATGAATACGAATTTAAAGACGCTTTTCATAAAATGGACAGAGGTAATCAGTTCTCATACGAATGCTTAGACGCTTTATATTGTTACTTAGAACAATTAGAAGACGATACAGGCGAACAAATAGAATTAGATGTAATTGCTCTATGTTGCACATATTCACAATATGACAATATATTAGAAGCTAGTTCAGAGTATGAAGGATTTAATACTGTAGAAGATTTTGAAGAACGAACTACAGTTATCAAAATACCAAACAGTAATAAACTAATAATAGAAAACTTTTAAGGAGCAACCAATGAAAACATTAATAAACTATCTATTAAACAAACCAACCAGGCGCACAGCCTGGCACGGTTCATTTTATATTAACTATTTTAAAAAGAGGTAAGACTAATGAATAAAGCAGACGCAGTACAATGGCTAGGAAATAGAGGGCATGATATAGAAGTATCAGATATCATTAAATGTAAAAAGATTGGCAAATATTTATTTGTACATAATGCAGAATATGATGAGGAAATAGAATTATATGATATGTCAGATATGTACGGAGAGTGCATTGATGGTTACGATCTAAAATCTTTTAATTGGACTAAAGACTATCTAAGAAAACTTATAACTGGAGAGCTGAACCAATGACAACAATAGACAGAACTAAGATACCTAAACATCTGCTTTACTTATCAGATCAAGCATTAAGAAACTTGTTTGCGCTGTTTCCTGGCGGTGTCTGATGACTAGGGTACAAATACGCGGAACAACGATCTTTGGCTACGTTCAAGAAAACTACCAAGATATAAAACTAAATAAAGTAATATTTATTGACGAGGAGACAAACCAAGTTAAAAGAATAACCAAAAAACAAATCAGGCCCGCATACGAAAAAGGCTAAACATTAACTAGCCTCTCTCTCTAGCATCACGCCTAAACCAACGAGCAAGAAGTGTTTGTGTTGCATCCCACTCTTTAACTTGCGCAACATTATCCGTTGATCTTGTTTCGCGCACCAGATAATATTCTTATCCATCAATACCGCAAACCCTTTGCCCATTGTAACGCTACTCAGTCCACACATTTGACCATAATAGCTAATAGCATCATGTGAGCTAAAACTCTTCCCATATCGCTCACACAAGCACCAGAGAATGATTTTCTCCCTACTACTAATATCTTTTCTATCTAGGTGCGATCTAAACCATTTCCAGACCACCCTTTTGAGCTTTGCATAATTGTCGTATTTATTCGCCACACTATAGCTAATGAGTCCTGACCTCTCTGGCTCGTCAATGCTATCGGTTATTAACCACCACTTCTCATTGTTCAACTAAGCAACCTCCCTCAGACTAACCTGCCTTTTTTCAAAATAACCGTCTAATAGTTCAAGTCCCTTTTTGCTAACCGCAAAAACCCTCTTCCTCTTATCCACTCCCACGCTTTTAACCATGTAACCAAGTCTAACAAAATCATCTAAAATACTACCAATGGTTGACCTGCTCCCCAGATTACCAGGTAACAAATACACCAACCTTTCAAAGTTTATTTTATTACCCTCTAACTGTGCTATCGCGATTTCTAACACTATATAAAAATGTATCGGTGTTGACTGACAAAACGACATAAACCCTCTTTGCCTTCTGTTACCATAAGCTAAATCTCTAACTACCCTCATACGCTCTTTTAACTGTTTCATGCTTCCTCCTTTTCCTCAACTATGTAGTTATTACTCCCCTCTCTTTCAACCCAACCAAGTTAAAAAATTTATATCTTTCCTAATGTTTGGAACGGGGCATTTCCAATGCCCGTTCCCTAGTTTAATAGTATAGTAGGATGTATATAAAGGCATGTATGTTTTTAAATTATATATGCCTTTGTTTTTAAATCATATATGGGTATGTTTTTAAATCATATATGCCTTTATCTTTCATCCTTCCTATTTTCCTTCTTTTTGGTATCTTTTTTGTCTTTTCTTTTGCCAAATACCTTGTTCCAATTATCCTCAAAAGTTTTATTGTCTACTTGTTTGGGCCGTTGGTCTGATCCCTTCCCATTCATAATTATTTCTCCTTTTTGGGGTATGGTTTGACCTCATACCTTAATTCATTTTTTAAAACTTTTTTATCTTTTTTATTACCCAATAAATAAACATATCTGTGTTTTGCACTTCTATATACTCTTTTGGTTCTATCCCCTAAATGATGCCTGGAATGTTTACCATCTTTACCAGCCATATCTGTTCTAGGTTTAGAAGTACCAGTAAATAAAAAATTAGTAGCTTGATAAACAACACCTAAATGATTTTGTGCTGTGTCTGCGTAAGAAACAATAATTTTAGGTTTTGGTAAAAGTTTAAATGAAGCTGCAACTAACATTGATGCTTCATTCTTTTTGTTATATTTTAAAACCAGTCTATTTAATTCTAATACAAGGCTTTTATTTTTTTCTCCTGCTATGCCTTTGCATAATGATGGCGAGGCTGGTGATCCATAGGAAATGATACCAACCAAATTATTATAATCAAATAAACCATAAGCATAACTTATAGATGGCATCCTTTTTGCGTAATGAATATCTAATATAAATGGTTTAGTATCTTCGTAAGATATTCTTTTTACTTTGTAATTCTTAATTCTCCTTTCTCCTTAGTCCCAATTAAAGGACTTTTTGTTTTCATCCAATATCTCTAAAACTGCGCCACGTCTTATAAGTGTCTTAGTTTTATAATCTACGTTACCAGAATTAGATTTAACTAAGCCAGCTTTAACAACTGACATTCTATCTATTTCAACTCCTTCTTGAATACATATCTTTTCGCAAGTATCCTCATCAGCTAACCACATGGCTATTGCAAATCTAACACTATCAACCAAGGAAGATGCGCCTCTTATCTCGGCCCTATGACTGAGCGCATCATCAGAGTCATTACTCAATGCACTCTTACTTAAATGGTGGACTGAAATACAACTAACTCCCAACCTGGCACTTATGTTGGCACAATATGATCCCCACAACTGGCCCACTTCATTGCTTGAACTAATATTACCAGTTGTAAATGCTTGGAGCGGATCAAATACCACTAACTGTAGGTTAGGTATGGTTTTAAGCTCATCTACTAACTCTGTGGCTTGGGGTGTTATGCCTTCTTCCCTTAACAATATCATGGGTTCTTTTTGTTCTGGTATTGGAAAGACATAAACATCATACTCAGACTGAAACCGTAAACCTAATGGATCAAGCGCATCAATCCTTCTATGTACTTCTGCTAAATCATCTTCTGCGGCAAAGATAACGCTAGAGCCTTTTTGTAAGATAGGTTTACCCCACCACTTACCACCAAGAGCAATACCAAGAGCTAACTGGATCATGCTTAAACTTTTACCAACCCCACCAATTGCGGCAATGATGCCTGGCTTGCCTAATGGTATGAAACTATCAACCAACCACTCAATCGGCTTTGGTTCTTCAACTAAATTGCGGATTGCATACTGCCTAATATTAAACTTAGACTCTAACAGCTCTAGTTTTAACTGATCTTCGCCCTTGGCATTGGCTAGGTCGTTAAAATCACCAATCACGCTTGGTAGTCTAACCATGCAATTGCTAACCGCACTTGCAACCTCGTTAGCACACTTTTCACCAACCCCAGAAGTATCATTGTCTAAAGCAAGTAAAAATTTAGAGTTGGTAATAGCTCGCAACCGCGTAGTTGCAGTTAAACAAAAATTAGCTGAGAAAACTACCGCACATGGCAATCCTGTCGCTTCATAAATGGAAGCTCCAGTTGCATAACCCTCACATATAACCAGGGTTTCAAGGGTTGGTAGTAGGTGGTGTTCAACCCCAATTAAAAAAATATTTCCGCGCACCTCACCACCAGATGCAAACTTTTTAGATCCGTCTGGGAAGATGTACTGT